TAACATGGCATTTCAACTTTCGCCGGGCGTACTAGTCGTTGAAAAGGACCTAACCAACGTAGTTCCTGCCGTTGCCACATCAATCGGTGGCTTCGTAGGTGACTTCCAATGGGGCCCTTGCTTCGACGCAGTAACCATCAGTTCAGAAATTGAATTGGTGAAAACATTTGGTAAGCCAAATGACACAACAGCAGCTAGCTTCTTTTCAGCTGCCAACTTCTTAAGCTACTCAAACAATCTCAAGGTGGTTCGTGCAATTGGTACATCAGCACGTAACGCCGTAGCTTCAGGCACAGCAGTGCAAATCAACAATGAAACAGCATGGGATGCAGATTATTCAGCAGGCGAAGGCGCAGTTGGTGAATTTGCCGCCAAGTATCCTGGTACACTAGGCAACTCATTAAAGGTGTCCATGGCTGACTCAGAAACCTTCTCAGGTTGGGCATACGAAGCTCAATTTGATGCAGCACCAAGCACAACAGATTATGTAGCAAATCTTGGTGGTGCCGATGACGAACTACACATCATCGTCATTGACGAAGATGGTTTAATCTCAGGTACAGCTGGTACTGTTCTTGAAAAGTGGGCCAATGTGTCCAAAGCTGCTGATGCAAGAACATCAGCAGGCGCCAACAACTATTATGTTGAAGTGTTGAAGGGTTCCAAGTATATTTGGTGGATGGATCACACCACATCAGTAGAAGCTGGTGACACTGCTTGGGGATCAAGCTCAGCAGGAACCACCTTCAAGACCATGTCAACAGTTGTTACACGTTCATTGACAGGTGGCCTTGATGATGCACCAACCGATGCAGAAATTCAACAAGGTTATGACTTGTTTGCTAACGCAGAATTGATTGACATCAATCTTCTTATCAATGGTCCTCACTCATTGGCAGTTGGTAAGTACATTGTAGATAACATTGCAACATCTCGTCTAGATTGCGTAGTGTTCGTATCACCAACACTTGCTTCTGTATACAACAATGCCGGCGATGAAGCTAGTGACATTGTTGATGAACGTAATGATGCAGCATTCAACGTGAACACATCATATGCTGTCATGGACTCAGGTTGGAAGTATCAATACGACAAGTATAATGACAAGTATCGTTGGATTGCATTGAACGCTGACGTAGCTGGTTTGTGCGCACGTACCGATGCCATTGCTGATCCTTGGTTCTCACCAGGTGGTTTAAATCGTGGTCAAATCAAGAATGTTGTGAAGTTGGCTTATTCACCTAACAAGACTGACCGTGACACATTGTATAAGGCAGGTATCAACCCTGTTGTATCATTCCCAGGCGAAGGCACTGTGTTGTTTGGCGACAAGACACTTCTTGCTAAGCCATCAGCATTTGACCGTATCAATGTACGTCGCTTGTTCATCGTACTAGAAAAGGCCATTGCCACAGCAGCTAAGTATCAATTGTTTGAATTCAATGATGCATTCACACGTGCACAATTCCGTAACTTGGTGGAACCATTCTTGCGTGACATCAAGGGTCGTCGTGGTATCTACGACTTCCGCGTAATCTGTGATGAAACAAATAACACAGGTGAAGTAATTGACCGTAACGAATTCGTGGCTGACATCTACATCAAGCCAGCTCGTTCCATCAACTTCATCTCATTGAACTTCATTGCTACACGTACTGGCGTAGCATTTGAAGAAATCGTTGGCGCCTAATTAATAACTTCTAGGAGAAGATACAAATGGATATTTCACAATTTAAGAATAAGTTAGGCGCAGGTGGTGCTCGTCCAAACCAATTCCTAGTGACACTAACTTTCCCTGCTGCTGTCGGAGCAGGTGCAAGTGATGACTCACTACTAGTAACATCTGCAGCCTTGCCAGCATCAAACGTCAACCCAACCATCGTGCAATATCGTGGTCGTGAAGTGAAGATGGCTGGCGAACGGACATTTGATCCATGGACAATTACAATCTTGAACGACACGGAAATGAAACTCCGTCGTTTGTTCGAATCATGGTCAAACCTCATGAACAACCGTGTAAACAACGGTGGCTCATTGGCACCAGCTACATATATGTGTGATATGTCAGTTGAACAACTTGACCGTAACGATGCAACAATTCGCACATACAACATCTTCAATGCATTTCCAATTACTGTGTCTGAAGTGGCTCTTGCCTACTCAGCCAATGATGTGATTTCAGAATTCAATGTGACTTTCCAATATTCACATTTTGAAGTAACACCTGTTTAATCCTTAAGAGGATAGGTAACATATTATGGATATTTTTGGATACGAAATAAAGCGGAAGGGTCCGGCATCAACAGAACGTTCGTTTGTGCCGCCTTCCGACGAAGGAGCTCTTGACACCATCAAGGCAGGAGGATACTACGGTTCCTACCTAGACCTTGATGGTGCCGCAAAAAATGAATCAGAACAAATCAAGCGATATCGTGACATCTCGTTAATGGCTGATGTGGATGTTGCCATTGATGATGTGGTGAATGAAGCTATTGCCAATCTTGACAATGAAGCTTCTGTGAAAATTGACCTTCGAAATGCTAAAGTATCTTCCACAGTGAAGAAAAGCATTGAACAAGAATTTGCTTCTGTTCTTAGCTTGTTACATTTCAAAGACAAAGGTCAAGATTATTTCCGTCGGTGGTACATTGATGGAAGAATCTACTTTCATAAAGTCATTGATACAGCTAAACCCAAGCAAGGAATAACTGACATTCGGTACATTGATCCTAGAAAGATTAAAAAAGTACGTAATGTCATCAAAGAAAAAGAACCCAAGACGGGTGTTGAGTTTGTAAAAGCCACAGAAGAATTTTTCATTTACAATGAAAAAGGCATTCACATGACACAGAACGTGGCGATAAACAACAATGTTCAAGGGTTGAAAATCACTAAAGATGCCATTTGCTATACCCCATCAGGATTGTTTGATGTAGATAATCAATTGGTTCTTAGCTATTTACATAAAGCCATCAAGCCAGCCAATCAGTTGCGTATGATGGAAAATGCACTAGTGATTTATCGTCTAGCTCGTGCACCAGAAAGAAGAATCTTTTACATTGATGTTGGTAACTTGCCTAAGTTGAAGGCAGAACAATACCTCAAAGACATCATGAATCGCTATCGTAACAAGATGGTGTATGATGTGAACACTGGTGAACTGCGTGATGACAAGAAGGCCATGAGCATGTTGGAAGATTTCTGGTTGCCTCGCCGTGAAGGTGGAAAGGGTACACAAATTGAAACATTACCCGGCGGTCAAAATCTCGGTGAAATTGCTGACATTGAATATTTCCAACGTAAGTTGTATCAAGCGTTAAATGTTCCCATGTCACGATTGCAACAACAAGGGGGATTGAACTTTGGTCGTGCTGCTGAAATCACC